GAGATAGCCACTCCTGTAGTCGTTTACTATTTATCACCTTCTGTCTTTCACCAGCAGCAAAGGTATTGTCGGCTGACAGAAAGTTAGGAATGCCATCACCACGATCACCACGAATGATGTGTTCTTTGATAAACAACTTAGGGTTGTCGATCTTAATGAAACGCTTTAGAATAGGTGAATACTGCGTAACATTAGGATACTTCTGTAACTGTCCAAAGTCTTTGTCTGACGATAGAATGAGCACTCCGCCATGTGGAGACAATCGTGCAGTTAGCACGGCAATAACGTCATCGGCTTCAGCGCCGTCAACATCAATGACCTTGTATGGGAAATACTCTTTTAGATCGTCACGAATACGATTGAGAGTATCAAAGATCATTCCCCAATCAAGACCTGATGCTTCACGGTCATGCTTGCGCTGTGACTTGTAGAATGGAAAGACATCTCGACGCCAGTATTTCTTGTTATCACAACAAAGGATAACATTAGGATACTTTGCTTTGAACTGCTTTACATTTGATCGGATTGTATTGATAGACATATGGCGCACGAGGTCTTCACTGATTTCATTTGCTTTGGCCACATGCTTTAGATGCTGCATAAGATTGGAGATTAACACCTGGTTTAGGTCAACCAACATATAAGACATAATATATTCCTTTATTGATATCCTATGATATCATTCTTCATCTTCTTTGTCAAGTTTAGTTTTCATCATATCTTCAATGACCTTCTTTATCTGTTCCTCGGTCATGTCTTCCATTGCTTCCGCATCCTTTTTGGAAATGATCTTGATGTTCTTTTCAATGTAAGGATGTAGGTGATGTTCAAATCCAAACTGACGATATACTGCGGCTCTTAGTGTATCAACCATAAGGACAACATCTTTGGCAAAAGACTCTTCCTCAATATTGACATCATAGTTATCCAACTCTGTTAATATAATAGCTGTGATATCAGATACAATAGCATCAGCCATCTTTTGATCAGCCCGTCTTGCTCTCTCTTCTAGAACGTCACCGGGAATATCACGAACAACTTTGTGCTTTGGGAACTCGATTACCTTATCAGTCATTTCTTGTCCTTTTATAGTCCTGATACATAGCCCAAGCCAGAATACCAATCGTAAAGATGCCCACAAACATACCCGTATAGATAAAAGTCCAGATTACATCAATCTCAGTTGTCTTCCACATTACTTGATCACTCTCAAAAGGATCGTATCTTTGTTGATACGACCGTTGGCTTTGTTTTCAGTTGTAGATAGGTTCTTCATTATGCTGCGTAGATCAACCTTACCAGCATTCAATACTTGAGGTATGACTTGTTCTGGCTTACGGACTTTCTTCGTAAGGGAAGCATCCGTATCATATCCTGTAATCGTAGTCCCTCTGACAGAAAGGCCCGAACGACCCACGGCATGATAAACAGAAAGATTGCGAGTTTTAGGATTGAAAACCCAAAGTTGCGAAGCATTGATAATACCTTTCGGATCGACACTGGTGATGTTTAGTTCTTTATACTCAGGTAGAAACTGTAACTTAGATACAAGAACACTTGCAGGCTTAATCTTCTTGGCACGAGGCTTGCGAATAGCCTGACCAGCAGCATCAACCTCTGTCATGTGGTCAATGATCTTCTTTAGAAAGAGACCCATGATTTTAAGAACTGGCTTACGCCATCCTTTATACGCTTCAACAAGGTCGGCGTCTTTACCTTCTTGCGCCTCACAGATTTCTTCGTATTGAGGACGGAAGTGTTCTGCAATCCTCTTCGCAATTTGCGGTTTAACTCCCTTCTCAATGGACCACTTCTTAATGTCAAACTGTATTACTCCTTCTTTGAAGAACACATCTGTTTCTTCTTCAAGTTCACCGATTAGATCAGATGCCTTCGCATTGATGCGATCTTGGATCGATACAACTTTTGTCGGTTGTTCTTCCTCTGTCTCCGAATCATCCAGCACCTTTGAGGATAAGAGTATAAGTCTTTCTTCAATGCTTTTCCATAATCCTTCAGGCAAAGTGGATCCATTTTGAAGTAGTCGGCAGTTCCATCCGATGTTGTGGAGTTCAATTGATTTAACTGCTCCCAGCTTTGTAATGATATGTTTGTCATACTTGATACTCTTTAGGTAGGATATAGTAAAAGCCTTGGCATCTTCACTAGTGTAAAAGTAATTGAACCAGTTGTAAGCCAAAGCCATCTCTGTCTGTGTTGAGTTTTCATCAACAGTAGGCTCCGAACCAAGATGCTTTTCATCAGCAAACTTAGGTCGTCTAACAGTAGCCGACTTTTTCACTTTCTTCTCCTCTGTCATAGTTTCCTCAACATAATGTTTGTCATTATATTGATATTAGCACCTGATATAATCATATACTTTAACTCTGATGGTTTAGTAACTATCTCATATCTTCCTATGTTATCTAGAAGCAAATTTAGATATAGATGAAGCAACTCTTTAGAGATAGCAAGAGCAATGCAAGCGTGAACACCATGTCCCCATGACAAATGTTTATTCTCTTTTCTAGATATAATAAACTCATCAGGGTTTTCAAATCTATTGTGATCACGATTAGCAGACTCTAATGATATTGCTACTCTATCACCTGGCTTTAGGTCAACATTATGTATAGTAACTTTCTCTGTAACTGTTCTACAAAATCTTCCTACTGCGGCACGAAAACGCAATGACTCATCAACAGCAGATGGTATCAATGATCTATCTTGTAGCAATGCTTCTAGTTGCTTCTCATAACACAAGTCTAGTGTTAGATACTGCAATGCACCTGCTAATGATCCTAGTCCTGTTACCATGTTACCAAAGATTACAGACTGAACATCAAGATACTTAGGATTGTTGTAGAGATACTCACGATACACTCCTGGGCCTTGCGGTGATCTTCTTTTCCTTATAGCATCGTATATAATACCGATGTTAAACTTTTTATCAAAGTCAGGATCAGAATTTTCTAGAACCATAACAGGATGATGCCTATGAGTGTTCAATGCAAGATTGTTGATTGTATCTTTATCAATAGGTATGTTCATGATCTCATTAACTGCCCACATACTCAATATCTCCGTAACATCAGAAACATCAAGTTCTTTTACGTTTGCTAAATGCTCAATGGTTCTCTCAGAGAAAACCTTTGCAACTCTTGCAATGTTATCTTTGCTATAGGCATTTATAACTATGTCTTTATAATCTTTGTGGGTAGGATTATCACTAGCACCTAATGTCTTTCCTCTTCTCTCATCGGACTCTATGAGAAGATTACCTTGTGCTGATGAAAATATTTTGGGGTTGTTGAGTGCAAATAACACATCATCATATCTTGTTAGGACATGAAGGTTATGCTTTTCACACCAGTATGCGGAGTCACGAGCCCTAAGATCCTTATAGATATCGAACCTGTTCAATAACCATTCATTCGAATGTGGATCATAAGACATTGCATTTCTTTCTTATCACAACTTAGACTGATGTTCTCGCCAAAGACTGTATAAAACTTTCTCTTGTTCTATTGCTTCTTTTTCCCACGGTAGGTTTCTATATCCTACAATGTTCTCATTATACATTACTTTGTTCCACATTTGATAGTTGCCTGAACACATGTCCACTAATTCTTTACGTGCATATTGTTTGACATGAACCAACTCATGTGCCAGTGTTCTTAGTAAATAGACATGACCGAGATCGGCCTCTATCTCTACCTCAAACTCTCTGTGATTGTGGTTCTTGGCATCGATATCTGTCCACGTGGCCATGCCGAAACATTTAGTATTCTTGAAAAAGTTCTTTCTTAACCGAACCTTAACAAGAACGTTCTTGCTCAGGCGCTCCATAAGATGGTCACAAAAAAATGAAGCAGCCTCTTTTATCTCACGCTTTTGCATTTTCTTTGCGGTTCCGTATAACTTAATCTGCGCCATGTTCTCCTCAATTGAAGATGTGACTATAATCCTTGAAATCGCTAATCACACAAATACCATCCTCAGTGTAACCAATATCATTCTCTATTTCCTCTGCTTTGTCAAGAGCCTCGTTTAAGGTATGAAATACCTCAGACTCGGAAAAAGTGGAGACTATCGCATTTAGGTCCCCTACATATTTAGCACGGTCAGCATTCCACTCACCATAGATATTATCAATGGCCGTAGCATAGGCGACCCGATACTCTGGGCCACCTTCTGTTTCAGTTAATAGAACGTAAATACCGTTATCCATAGACATTACTCTTCCTCGTCATGGGTAATAAAAGTCTGAACGATCAACTTCACAAACCAATGAAACATGAAGGGTGCCCATAAAGGAGCGAGAACCTCTACCCACGTCCAGTTGTATAGATGATCAGTTAGCTTCAGACCGATAAACAAAAGAGCAAGACCATCCATAAAGTTAATAGGTGTCTGTGACTGACCTATGTTAATAACTTTTACATTTCGCATATCCTGCATATCTTGTTCCTCTGCTGATGCTGTGGGTAATTCAGTAGGCATTACTTCCTCTTCTTTCCTTTGAGACGACGAGCTTTACGTTTTCCTGAACCGATCTTTCGGCGACCTTTCCTAGGTCTATTCTTGTGTGGCCATGACATATATCACTCCTTCATTCTACTATAAGTTTCTTAACGCTGTCAAGCCTAAAAGATCGCCAGTCGTTGGTATCAATATCCCAAACTGCTTGAACGTTATCATTCAATTGTTTAGCAGGCTTTGCTTCCTGACCGTCATACTCAGACAATACTTGCGGAACATATAAATCGGAAAGAGTGGCTCGCATTGTGCGTTCCGTTCCGTCTTTCTTTTCGAATACCACGGTAACTACTCCGTTCTTCAACTGTTCCTTCAAAGCATACTTATCAATCATTATACTTTTCCTTCCGCTAACAATTTCTCAAGATCATTATAACCCCCAATGAACTTTTTGTCAAGTGTTATTATCGGAAACGTTCTAGCATCCGGGAACATTTCGAGGATCGTATCTCGGTCAAAATCTTTGCCAAGTTTATATACAACATGTTCCTTGGCTTTTAGTTTAAGTAGTGTTACTGCTTTATCACAAAACACACAGTTGTCTTTTGAATACACTGTAATCATTGTCACCTCACTTCTTTATGTGGTTCTTCCTCACACGACACATCACCCAGTCGTTATAATACTTTTCTGATAACACAGCATCATCAGCAAAGATGGCTTTTGTTTCATAATACGTCATCTCACCTTTAGTCTTACAGAGATGAATTATCTCTCGGACAAACTTGTTCTCACCAAATAGAGAAACATGTTCAGCAAGAGTTTTATTTGATCCGTAGTAGTCACGCCAATCGGACTCGACCTTTATTCTCTTCTTCTTACCTTTGACTTGCTTGGTCTTAGAAAAGTAAAAGTTCTTCTTACCGATATACTTCATACCGTTTGCTTGATTGGTTATTCGATAGACAAATCCAATAATGCCTTCGGGGATTTCTGTGAGGGGTTCTTTTTCATATATCCATGTCATATGGATATATATGAGACTTATAGTTCTATGATCTTACCTACTGTTGGTGGCTCTCTATAGAATAGATCAAACGCCATAGTTATTCTTTCGCTATCATCATTGTGTTCGGTTGTATAATGATAGATGTATGAGTTGAAGATACTAATACGACCAGGACTATTAGTGAAAGAGTAATACTCAGGCCAGTTGATAACGTCACTGAATGGATTCTCATATACCGTTTGTGTGTCTTTGCACTTAATCGTAAAGTGTCCTGACAGAAAACTTCCGTCTGTGTTATCACTGTGTCGGTGAGTATTCATCTTCTCACCTCTTCTTAACACGTTAGCCCAACACTGGACATACACCTTTTCATTTCTATCAATCTTGAAATGATCACATGACATATCGTAGATGTAACGTATCTCTTGCTTTAGTTTGTGTATCTCTGGATGATCCCATGATAGAGCATTGAACACTTTAAATCTGGATGTAAGTGCCTTGGGTCCTAGTCCAGTATAACCATGACTGATCAAGTTCTCAGGAAGATCGAGAGATGTTATCTCTGCTTCTTTTTCTAGTATTAGATTTGATAATGCTTCTAAGTCTAAATTGTATATGTAGCTGCCGAAGATAGAACATTTATATGTAGGAGCGGTAGGTGTTTGTAATCTACCACTCTGAAAATTCACAATCTCGGTTATCATTCATTCCTCAAAATCTTCAATCTCTGGTGGATACTTTTCATTCCACATCTCATCAAAGGCAGGATCAATGTCTAGATATCCTTCCATACCTTTAATATCAAAATCTTCTAGAACTTCCAAAAGTATTCTATAGGTCTCTTCTCTTTCAGCAACACCTAATTCACTTTCTGATAGTCCTTCAATGAATCTTCCAAATATAGCTGCTCTTTCTCCAGCCATTAGTCTTTACCTTTCTTGAAATAAGACATATATTGTGAT